ATCCAGCACAAGAAGGGGCAGTCAGAGGCGTACAACGCTGGCTATGCTGACTGCTATGAGTATGAAAACAGAGGGGGTCAGTAATGTCTAAGCAAGTACCCGAAGCGCTACAGAAGGCGCTAAAAGAAGTTGACGAAACTGTAGGCTCTGCCACATGGGACTGTCACGGCACGCCTGTCGTACTGCATAAGGCGCTAGAGAAGATTGCCGCAAAGAAGGGCATTGAGTTCGACGCGCCTGTTCACTTGCTAACTAACCCTGCCAGTAAAGAGGTAGTCATACAGGTGACGGGTCGGCTAGGTGATCGTCAGGAGTGGTCGATCGGCGAGGTGTCTGCCAAAAACTGCCGCAATGATTACCCGTTTGCAATGGCTGAGAAGCGGGCCAAGGATCGCGTTATTTTGAAGTTGCTTGGTGTTGCTGGTGACACGTACTCAGAAGAGGAGGCAGACGAATTTAAGGACTCTATCGAGTCGCAGTTGATTGCTTACGTTCACGCAATCGACGAACACTTTGACTTTGTCTCAAGCATTAAATCGGCGGTTGTCAATGAGGAGTGGGACACGTTGCGATGCATCATTGAAGAGACACCGAACGAGGTCAAACAGAAGTTTAGCCGCGCCTATACGAAGGGCGGGGTATTCACAACGCACGAGGTAAAGTGCATGAAGCAAAACCCTAAAGGAGGGCAATAACATGGAGTATGACAACAGCAACCGAGGCGTCCTGTTTAAGAACGACAGGAAGGAAAAAGACACGCACCCCGACTACAAGGGTAGCTATACCGATGGTAGTGGTGCGGAATTCTGGCTGTCAGCGTGGCTGAAGAAAGACAAGAACGGCAACACGTTTATGTCTCTTAGCACTACGGCAAAGGATGAGGTGCATAACAAGGGCATGCAACAGGCGCGTCAAGCCATGAAGCCGAGCGTGGAGTTTGAAGATGACTTGCCCTTCTGATGTAGGTAAGGCGCTGAAGAAAGCGCAGGCGCTTGCAGGTGTCAGCAACGATGAACTCGCAAAGGAGTTTGGTGTAACGCCTGTACAGGTATGCCGCTGGCGGCACAAAGACGACATGAAGTTCAGTCGTGTCGTTCAGTTAGCCAGTCGGCTTAACGTAACGCTCGATGAGTTCGAGAAGTTGGGGAGGTAAGTATGATTGCTTGTTATTACAACGTAGGCAAGGCGATACGACGCGCTCAAGCAATAGCGGACGTTGACGACAAATGGTTAGCCAATGCAACAAGTAGCACGACTGAAACAGTCAGCAAATGGCGTGAGCAAGAAGATATGGAAGTAAGTCGAGTGGTTCAGCTATCGGCTATTTTCAATACGTCTGTTGACGAGTTTTTAGAGTTAGGGAGGTAAAAAAAGGGCCACTGAGGAGGTGGCCCATAACCACTTGCGGAAGGGTTAGCGCATGTGGCATCCTTAGATTGCACTCACAGGATAGGAAGAATTGTACAGCAATCTAGCTGTCTGTACACCTATCTCACCTATCCCACCTAAATGAGTGCCTAGTCGAGCCTAGTCAAATAGTGCTGTCTCAGGTGCAGTCGCTCAAGAAAGCCGAATTATTCCTACGACCTTTGAGGACGGGGACGAACAGTGGTTATGTTGCCATGTAGTAAGGGCGCGGTGATGACAGAGCCGTTAATGATCTGCACTGATACTGTAGGAATAATGGACTAGCTAGAATACTTGTATAGGGCAACAGTCGTCCTCTAATGATCCCTATTGTCTGAAAAAAGGAGAAGGGTAATGAAAGACTTTTACGGCGAGGAATACTATCCAGAGGATGAAGATTTTATAAAGTGGCAACACGCATATCCTAACGTTGATGTTTTTGCTGAGTATGACGCGGCTGAATGTTGGATTGATGCCAACCCTGCTAGGCGTAAAAAAAACTGCAAGTCGTTCGTTAATAACTGGCTGAAGAAAGCGGCACAAATGGAGAAGGGCATCAGTCCCTTTGCGCAGAAAGCGGCAGAAGAAACGGGTGTTATACCTTACCGCAAGTGGACGAGGTTAGACGAAGAGACTCACGATTTCTGGGACAATCCGAAACATCGTGAATACTATCTTGAAAAGTATGGTCAGTGCATGACGTATGAAGGTGTGAGGTTAACGCGATGACTAATGTGACTAGTATTTATTCAGGCGAAAAATACAACGCTCGCACTATTCTGAATGACGGTATTGGTCAGATTGCAGGATGGCAAGGCGAGGCGGCTTTTGCCTTAGAGCTTATGAAGCACAAGCTACCATTTACGCACACTGGCTGTCTTAATCATCCTTATGACTTCATCGTTTACGCCAAAGGCCACAAGGTTACAATCGACGTCAAATGCAAGAAGCGCAACGTGCAACCTCGCAGTACGTTTGAAGGCCATATTAATACTTATCAGCGAAATTTTGATGTCATGGCTTATGTGTTTGCTAATGTCACAAATGGTGAAGTCACCTTTATGGGCTGGATGTCTAAAAAGCAGTTTTGGAAAAAAGCAAGCATCGTGCAAAAAGGTGAAGTCACGGACGGCGGTTTCACTGAGTATGACCAAAGCGCAAAACTAAAATATGTCGAGATGATACCGATGGACGCATTATGGGAGAGACTCTGTGATGGGTGAATTCTGGCTAATCAAAGACCCAATAGAAATCAAAGACCGCATTAAGGCGTTCCAGACCTTTCTCGAAAAAGAGTGGTGCTGGGACAAGCCTGTTTCGTGGCAGGTCAAAGAGTACAAACCACGCCGTTCACTGAGTCAGAATGATCTGTTCCATGTGTGGTGTCGTGACATGCTCAGGCACTTCAAAAAGAAGGGCGGCTTCACTGGCACTGAGGAAGACATCAAGATGATGGTGAAGTACAAGTTCCTCGGAACAGAGGACTTGGAAATTTCAAATACGACCATACCTGCGCAGGTTCGGCGCACTTCGGCCCTAGATCGCGGCGAGATGTTATACTTCATGCAACAAGTTGAGGCGTGGTGTATTGATCTGGGTGTCAAACTCACGAAGCCTCAAAACTCGGAGTATTACAAAGTCCAGCGGGGGTAGGCTTATGAGCCTTTTGGATTTTTGCAACACCGAAAGGCAGAAAGCAGTGATCAGCCGAGTAGAACAAGGCGTAAGCCAGCGTGATATTGCAAAAGAACTTGGACTATCTAGAAGCACCGTCCAAGATCACTTGTCGAAAGTAAAAATTAAGGCGGCGTTGCAGGGGTATAGTCCAGAACACGACTACACACACCCTGTCCCAAATGGCTACAGCGTTAAAGGCGTCAGTACTTACTATGTAGACGGCAAGCCTGTCGGCCAATGGGTTAAGAGCCAGTCAGACAAAGAGCATGCGTTACAAGTCGCACTAGAACACTTCAAAGACGGCCTGAAAGACGAACTGCAAGGACTTGCAAAGCCCGTTAAGAAGAGCAAAGCCAAGAAGCAGAAAGATCGCATGGCCGTTACTATCGTCGGTGACCACCACCTTGGCATGCTGGCGTGGAGTCCCGAAACAGGCAGTGACCCGTGGGACTTGCAAATAGCACAAGACACTCTGATCAAAGGCGTGGACAAGCTACTTGAAAGCACAGGCGATTGCTCAGTAGGCGTACTGCTTAACGTGGGCGACCTGATTCACGCCAATTCGCTAAAAGGTGATACAGGTTCAGGGACGCCTCTGGATGTTGAGGGCAGGCAGGGTAAGACAATACGCGCCGCAGGCAACCTGTTTCAAATTATCGTAACCCGCATGCTTCAGCAGTATGATGAGGTATGGCTAATTAACGCTCGCGGCAATCACGACCCTGACGCGTCTCTTTGGCTCAACGAAATGCTCCGCATGTACTACGACAAAGAAAAACGGGTAAAGGTGTTCGACAACTTCAACAAGTTCATCCACTTTGAGTGGGGCAACAACTTCGTCGTGACGCATCACGGCGACAAGATACGCACTAGACAACTGTACGAGGCAATCACCCGCGACTATGCCGAGCAATGGGGGCGCACTAAATACCGCTTTGCTTGGACAGGCCACATTCATCATAAGCAAGCAGAAGAACTAGGCGGGCTTACGTGGGAAAGCTGGAGCGTACTGCCACCACCTGACGCATGGCATTCTGCTAGTGGCTATGGGTCACAGCGGTCAATTAGTTGTGTAGTATTAGACAAGGAGCATGGCGAGTTCAGTCGCTTCAAAGTAGGTATCGAGGCGCTACAGTAATGGAAAAGTTGCCGATTATGTCGATGCCGTTGCCAGATGGTGGCG